CAGTACCCACAGAACTTGGTCTACCACAAGGACGCAATCACGTTTGCTACGGCTGACTTGTTGCTGCCGCAGGGTGTTGATATGGCTGCTCGCGCAGTGCATAACGGTATTTCGTTGCGTGTCGTGCGCCAGTACGATATTAACAACGATCGTCTGCCTTGCCGTATTGACGTTCTGTATGGCTTCTCAACGATCCGTCCACAGATGGCTTGCCGCGTCTGGGGTTAATTTAATTTAAGGAAATTATTATGGCTCTCCCTAATGGTGGTGGTGGTTACCAAGTTGGTGCAGGTAACCGTCAAGAAACAATCATGGGCGCTATGGCTGTCCCCCAGACGGCCACGGCAACTGCAACTCTTACCGCAGCGCAAATCGTTAACCAGATGCTGGTTGCTAACCCATCAACGTCTGCAGCAACGTACACGTTGCCGCTAGGAACCGCGATTGATACCGCTGTTCCTAACGCTACGGTTGGCAGCACTTTTGATTTGTCAATCGTAAACATCGGCACTTCGTCTGGCGCGGTGACTTTGGCTGTTAACACTGGCGTGACCGATGGCGGCAACGCTCTAACGGCTGTTGCTGTGACCACCAGCCAAATGTTCCGCTTCCGTAAAACTGGCGACGGCACTTACGTAGTGTATCGTTTGGCCTAAGTCTAAGGGGGAGGGCCACAAGCTCTCCCCTTTTTTAAGGAATTATCATGCCTAATACGCAAGCAGTTGGGGTCGCGTATTCCGATCCTGAATTTACGACAGTTTACGCAAGCCAAGAAATTGGCTACAGCGCGGCGGCTCAAGGCACTGTGACGCAAGCAACGGACAAGTCAACAGCGGTAACGCTGAACAAATCTGCTGGTCGCATCACAATGAACAACGCGGCTTTGGCTGGGTCTACTGCGGTTTCGTTTACGCTAAACAACAGCACTATTTCCACCAATGACACGATCATTGTGAATATTTCTAGTGTTACTACTGGCAGCAGCGCAGGGGCGTATACCAGTTACGTTTCCAATATGTCTGCTGGTTCTGCTTCAATTACGTTGCGTAACTTGAGCGCGACTTCGTACTCTGAAGCCGTTATTATCAATTTTGCAATCATTCACAGCGCAAGCTAACAGGCGGGGCTTCGGCCCCTCCTCTTGAGGTTTACGATGGCAACATATTCGGCTGGCGATCAGATCAACCGCGCCCTGCGTCTGTTGGGTGTCCTAGCAGAAGGTGAAACCACCTCGGCATCAGTGTCTCAAGATTCATTGATGGCTATGAACCAGATGATTGACAGTTGGAACACCGAGCGGTTGTCGGTGTTTTCAACCATAGATCAGATTGTTGAGTGGCCTGTTGGTGCAATCAACGCCACGCTCGGCCCTTCAGGGTCTTTGGTGCGAACAAACGGTACTGCGGTTCGCCCCATTCTAATTGACGACGCGACGTATTTTCGTGACCCGCAGACGAATGTGTCTTACGGGATCAAGCTGATCAACCAACAGCAATACGATGGTATTGCGGTCAAGACTGTAACGTCTACCTACCCGCAGGTCATGTTTGTAAACATGACCTACCCAGACATCGACATTTACCTTTACCCCAAGCCAACGCGCTTGCTAGAGTTTCACTTTATTAGCGTTCAAGAGTTGACCCAACCGGCAACTCTGGCAACTACGCTGGCCTTCCCGCCGGGGTATCTGCGGGCGTTCACATACAACTTGGCGATGGAGATCGCGCCTGAGTTTGGCGTTGAACCATCACCGCAAGTGCAGCGTATTGCCATGACCAGCAAGCGCAACTTGAAGCGCATCAACAACCCTGACGATGTAATGTCAATGCCTTACGCAATTGTTGCAACGCGACAGCGGTTCAACGTCTACGCAGGAAACTATTAAAATGGCTACTATTGCAATCACAGCACTCCCAGCAGCCACGGCTGCGGCTACAACCGATGTTTTGCCGATTGTCCAAGGCGGCACAACCAAACAAGTAACCAACGCGCTGTTGTTTACCAATTCAACATTGGTTGCACCTGCGTTAGGAACGCCTGCAAGCGGCGTTTTGACCAATTGCACGGGGTTGCCTGTTGCAACCGGCGTAAGTGGCTTAGGGTCTAGCGTAGCCACATTTTTGGCAACGCCAAGCAGCGCCAATTTACGAACAGCTTTGACTGATGAAACCGGCACAGGATCTGCCGTATTTGCAACAACGCCAACGCTGGTGACTCCGGTCATCGGCGCGGCCACGGGCACAAGCCTTTCGCTAAGTGGTTTTAGCGCAGTAAGCGCGGCGGCGCCCACGATTGCAAGCGCAACCACTATTGCCCCAACAACCCCAATTGCTTTTGTTTCGGGGACAACGGCTGTTGTGACCATTACGGCAGCGGCACCAATTTCTACTGGTGGCGGTACGATCACCTTGATCCCTACGGGCGCATTTACTTGGACAACAGCGGGAAACATTGCTGTAGCTGGTACGGCGGTAGTAAGTAGGGCATTAACGATGACCTACGACGCTACGACAACCAAGTGGTATCCAAGCTACGTCTAACATGAAAACGCCCATCCTTGGTTCAACCTATGTGGCCCGCAGCGTTAATGCTGCGGACGCCCGTATGGTCAATTTGTTTCCGGAAATTGTGCCGGAAGCAGGTAAGGAACCTGCATTCTTAAACAGAGCGCCAGGACTAGAACTGTTGGCAACAATCGGTAGCGGGCCGATCCGAGGTGTGTGGGCGTTCTCGCCGCAAGACGGCGTTGCGTTTGTGGTGTCTGGTACAGAGTTGTACAAAATCAACAACTCTTACGCCGCAACGCTTTTGGGGGTTGTAGCTGGATCTGGCCCAGTCAGTATGTCTGACAACGGTACGCAGTTATTTATTGCGGCCAATGGCCCAAGCTACATCTACAACAACACTACAAATGCGTTTGGTCAGATTACCGATCCTGATTTCCCCGGCGCTGTAACCGTCTGCTATCTGGACGGTTACTTTGTGTTCAACGAGCCAAACAGCCAGAAGTTGTGGGTGACTGCGCTGCTAGACGGTACGTCTATTGACCCTTTAGAGTTTGCCAGCACCGAAGGCTCGCCCGATGGTTTGATTGCGGTAGCGGCAAACTTTCGTGAAGTGTGGGCGTTTGGCACTAACTCAATTGAAGTTTGGTATGACTCAGGCGCTACAGACTTTCCGTTGCAACGCATCCAAGGCGCGTTTAATGAGTTAGGTTGCGCTGCACCATATTCCGTTGCCAAGATGGACAACGGGATGTTCTGGCTTGGGCGCGACCGGCGCGGGCAGGGCATGGTTTACCGCGCTAATGGTTACACCGGCCAGCGGATCTCAACCCATGCGGTTGAATGGCAAATCCAGCAGTACAGCGACATCTCTGACGCGATCGCCTACACTTATCAACAAGGCGGTCATTCTTTTTATGTGCTGACATTTCCGTCCGGCAACGCCACTTGGGTGTACGACGCGGCTACGGAAGCGTGGCATGAGCGGGCTGGCTGGGTAAACGGTGACTTTACGCGGCACCGCAGCAATTGTCAGATGGCGTTTAACAATCAGATTGTCGTTGGCGATTTTGAAAACGGCAATTTGTACGCCTTTGATTTAGATGTGTACGCCGACAACGGCAGCATCCAGAAATGGTTGCGCTCTTGGCGGGCGCTACCTACTGGGCAGAATAACCTAAAACGCACCGCGCACCATAGCCTACAACTTGATTGCGAGTCTGGCGTAGGACTAAATTTATACCCCGGATATGACAGTGAAAATATAGACACTGAATCTGGGTTAAATCTTGTGGCTGAATATGTGCAAACATTTTTGGCTACTCAATCAGGCGTTACATTGACCACCGAAGCAGGGGATGGTTTTGAACCGCTTGGGCAATACGAACTATCAGATACTGACATTACTGGGTATGAAATTGTTACCAATTCATACCCTGCTGCACCAGGTTACAACCCCGAAGTTATGCTGCGTTGGTCAGATGATGGGGGCCATACTTGGTCTAACGAACACTGGTCGCCAGTTGGCAAGATTGGCGCTTATTATCATCGGGTGTTCTGGCGGCGGCTTGGAATGACCTTAAAACTGCGCGACCGAGTTTATGAAATCTCGGGCACTGATCCAGTCAAGACGGTTATCATGGGTGCAGAGTTGATTCTCAGCCCGACCAATGCCTAGCCCTAACGCAAACTTCACGCCGATCACTCCACCACGGGTGCCGTTGGTTGACCCGCGCACTGGGTACATTGACCGCGCTTGGTATCTGTTTTTTCTGTCGCTCAACAACGCGGCGATTGCGTCTACTGACAATGTTGATTATGGCCCTAGCCCAGTATCGTTAATTGCATCTTATGATGCCGCGCTTCAAGAGTTAACGCAGAACGTAGATACGCAACAATCACCAATAGCTTTGCTGCCGCAACTGGCCGAGATGCAAAAGCAAATTGACGCGCTCACGTTGCTGCCCGCACAAGTAACCGCTATGCTTGCTCAATTAGCAGATGTAACCGCGATGAACCCGTCTGATGGTGACAAGCTGATATACAACGGCGCTACAGGCAAGTGGAATCAAGATTCCCGCAGCTACCTCATGCTTGAATAAAGGATCTTCACATGGCTGTTTCAGTAAAAGTTTTAGTACCGGCAAAGTTTGCCGAAAACACGCAAACGACCCAGTACACCGCGACTGGTCTTACCGCGATCATTGACAAGTTTACGGCGACCAACATCAGCGGTTCTGCTGCTACAATTTCCGTCAACTTGGTTACACTGGCTGGTTCTGCCGGAAACACCAACTTGATCACCAAGACTAAGACGCTTGCCGCGTCTGAGGTCTACACGTTTCCAGAGTTGGTCGGGCAAGTTCTAGGGGTTGGCGACTTTATCAGTACAATTGCAGGTACGGCCAGCGCGATCAACATCCGGGTTTCTGGGCGGGAAGTGACTTGAACGATTTTGCTCAAATAGTTAAACAGCGCATGGGAGTGTTTGAAGCTGATCCTTGCATTGAGCATCATTTTAGCGATGGGCTGTACGCTAAACGAATGGCAATACCTAAAGGATTTGAAGCAGGTCAACACGCGCACAATTACAGTCACTTGAGCATTTTGGCTAAAGGTAAAGTTGTTGTTTTGACGGATAATGACCAAACGGAATATGAAGCACCAGCGTGTATAGAAATTAAAGCGGGCGTCCACCATGTAGTTCACGCCCTTGAAGATAGCGAATGGTTCTGTGTTCATGCTACAGAAGAAATTGACATAAACAAAGTTGATCAAGTTTTGATCAAAAGGAACTGATATGCCTATGGGTTGGATGGCCGCCGCCACTATCGGCGCAGGATTATTGGGTGCTAG